GAAGAATGATATCTCAAGTTGTTGCATTATTTTGTTTGACCTTAAACAAATTTTGTGTCACTAATACCAGTACCTTTTTTAAGTTCTTCAATTCGTTGTTTCAAAACATCGATTGTTGTATTGAAGTGTCCAGTACCTTCTGTTATTGGTTTGTAATAGTATCGGCTAAGTGTTTCCACTTCAGTCTCTAGTACAGCAATGTATTGTTCACGGGTAATATCAAATATTTGCATCACTTCACCTCAACCATACTCTCATATAGTGCTTCAAATTCTTTTGATTCAGCAACTTCAGTCTGAAAAGAATTCTTGTGTTGTGTCTTTGCCATACGCTTGAGAATCTTTTTAGGTACTTTCAATTCGTCATGTGCAATATCCACAATGTCTTTAATAGCAGCATTGTTACCATCATTCCTATGTAGATGAAGTACAACCTCATCTACATAACCTTTGAGTTTTTTCAATGCTTCATCATCATAGGAACCAAATAGTGTATTTACTTTAGTCATATTAAGCCTTAGAATTATTAACTTCTGCTACAACAGCGTAATCATCTTCTTCACAAACAATACTACCATTTATAAGATTTATACCGGTATAACCGGCCATTTCACTTTTATTACCTTGACCGTCAACTTCAGGAATTTTAAATACTGCAACCACATGTGCTGGGTTAATAGCAACACGATTCTTGGTAACAGCATCAGTAACATAAAACATATTATTCTCCAAATTTAGATTCTTTGGCTTCAATTGCAATCCAATATTGCAAGTCACCTTTTTCATTGGCAAATGATGCCAAACCTTTTGATGAAACTTGTACATCATATGTACCAGGAATCATCTTAAAGTTTTCAACTAGAAAGACGGCTTTATATACTTTATCACTATCGGTTGTACCGATTTCGATTGTATTTGTGTGTGCTGAGTCATCTTTAGCATTGAAGCAGGTAACAGAGATTTTAGAACCATCAGATTCGAAAGCAATATTAGGAGAACCAAGTACAGCAGCATTCTTCAATGCTTGTGCTAGGTCTTCATCTTTAAGTTTAAAAGAACCATCAACAGATGGTAAAGTCAACTCTTTTTCTGGTGCCGAGACAATCATAGACTTGGCGGTCATACGATACTTAGTCTTGGAACGACCAGATTTAAATACTACATTATTGGAATCAAAATCCAATTCAGTATCTTTACCTAATGAATGAACAGATAGAAACTGATTCAAATCATAGATACAGAAATCTTGTGGAAAATCATCTGTCAAAGTGGCTTTGGCAAGCACAGTCTTTGTTGATGAGATGGTGGCAATCTTATTGCCCGTTTTGAACTCAATGCCAGAATTAATTCCAGCAAAGTTCTTTAACACATTGAGTGTTTCATTAGATAATTTCATTACGATACTCCTTCATTCATTTCACTTATTATACTTGAACCATAAGATTTAGTCAAGCACTTAATCAAGTTAGCCTTTAAATCATCCAAAGTTCCTTGATTATCAATCATGTGGTCTATAGGACCACCAATCCAACTCCATTCTGATGCATGAACACCACTATTATCTTCCATAAATCTCAAGGCTTTTAGGTCACCTGTATTTGCTTTACCTGCAATATTATACCAATGTGGTTTAGTATCACGTTGTATTTCAATTAGAATACCATTCATATCATGTACAAATTGAATTTCATTTTGAAAACGAACATCAGTAATAACATAATGTTGTTCCGGATTACTCATAACATATTGCTTCATCTTGATGACCCAAAAGTTTTTGTGAAATACATCACGACCAACTTCTGTACCCATTAATTGTAGAGCATATCGTGGTGTGAAGATTTTACCAAATTCTTTGGACCAAAATTCATCAGGTTGTTCACGCCAATCTCTTGATGCTTGTGTATCGCCTTCCAACATGTGGCGAGGCCAACCAAACATCTCAGCTGCAACATCTTTTACGCCTTTGGCAAAAGACAAAGGTGTGAAACCTATGTCTTTTAGTATGTCTCCTGCGGTGCCTTTACCTGAACCGATAAATCCAAGTAAGCCGACAATCATTACATTTCACCAACAAAGTTAGCAACAGCAGGCATATCACCTCTAAAGTGATATGTACCAATGTGGTCTGTTTTCATCCAAGGACACAGGTGAATTACACCACCAAGTTTACGCCACATCTGACAGAACATATAATCTTCTGAAAGATAACGGTCAGAACCACCACCTGTGATAGATTCTTTGGTGTCAATTACTGTATCAAAGAAAGCGTGAATGTATCGTGTGCCATCAAAGTGTGCTTGACCTACATGGTCTGGTTTGTAACGAATCTGTGGATATGCTGCTTCCATTTTTGCAAAAACAGTACGGTTGACCAACATAAATCCTGTACCAATTTCTAATACTTCTAGTGGTTCAGTTACAGAGAATTTTTCAGTACCCTTAACTGGATTAAAAACGTAATCACCGGTAACACTAGCTAATGAATTGGGATCAATATCAGGATTTCTCTGTACTGCCATCTTAACTGATTTCCATTTAATGGCTTTCTTAGGATAAGGACCACCAATAACATCTTTATCAAGTGCTAACAATGCAATGACATCTTTTGGATCAAAATGTATATCTGCATCTAAAAATAATAGATGTGTACAGTCTGAACGATGGATAAATTCATCCACCAAATAATTTCTGGCCCGAGTAATTAAAGACTCATTGAAAAGAAATGAAAATTTAATTTGAATACCATATTGCATACAGACGGCTTGTAAATCTAAACAAGCTTTCGCATACAAACCATGATTCATACCACCATACATTGGTGTGGCTACAAATATACTTTTCTTTTGTAGTTCTTCTTTTTTAACTGAAATTTCCATTTGCTCTCCAAGAAATAAAAAAAAGGGAGTACCGCCTCTACGGCAGTCTCCCTAATAAGTGGTTTAAGCTAAGCTATAACCTGCTTGAAGTGCTGTACGCACCATAGCTTTAGTTGGCTTACCGAGGCGATAAGAAGCAACTTTAACACCGTTAGCGTTGTACTTGGTGTTAGTATAGATTACGTGACCTTCTTGACGAAGTTCATCGATACGAGCAGACACATTGGTAACACCAAAGCGGCGGCGAGCTTGCTCGACTGTGAAGGTGTTGTAACCTTCTGGTTTGCTCAAAGCATTCAACATACGTTGTTTTGCGGATAGTTTAGTCATAATTTTCTCCTAATGACAAAGTTTCAAAGTCTTGTTTTCACAAGTATTCCCATTATACTATTATATAGTACATGTGTCAAGCATCCTGGCGGCATACTTGAATTATCTGCCAACTTGTGGCAAATATTTGGCCTTGGTGGTTTCCCAATCCATGAATATCAAGTCATCATAGAACAAAGATTCATAAGATACGGTGTTCTTTTTCTTCAACATTGATATACGGCCTTTAGCATATTTGGTTTTCCAAATCTGCGTTAAGGCTTCTTCACTGGTATCAAATGATTTAACCAGTTCTTTATCACCAATCTCCTTACGGAGATATTCATTGGTGTTATCATAGAGAGGAGAAAAATAGATTCCTCTCTGATGCTCTGTACGAATTAATTCTTTTGGTATACCCAACTTAGAGTAAGCAAAATTAAGTGTTCGATTTTTGTGGTCACGTTTCAATGGCAGACCTTTTGGATTCTTGGCTTCCCACCATTCAAAGTATTTTTCGGTATAGTTTTCTTTTACCCAATCGTAAACCATGTTGACAGTCTTGCGACTTGGTTCAAAAGCGACCGAGCCAGATGAGAAACCCATTTTATTCCAATGTTCCAAGCCATCATACTGAGAAAGACCACCGGACTTTGTATTGCCATAAAGAGAAGTAGTAGTAACACCAACGAGTGTATCTCCATATCTTACCTTCCAATCATTTTGTACTGTATCAGATAAACATAATAAGGCAAGTAACTTGCCGCCCATATAATTAAAACCTAATGGTTGCAATGGAACAATTGTGGAACCAATTGCGGTATGATTAATCATGTTACCAGTAGTTTTAATATCTCTAGGCCAACCAATGGCCTTATCTCTTGGTGTAAGGTCTAAGAAGTCAGATGAAATACAAATGACACCAAGGTACTTTTCGGTTTGTCCATCCATTACTGTGTAGAATAAATTACGACCAATATTAGAATTGTTCTTCATCGTGGAAGAAAAGGTACGTATAGTATTCCAATGTTCAGCAGTAAAATCTTTATCATCATTACCATTTGATAACTTCAATACAGGTCTTAATTTTTCATAATCATCTGGTTCTTTTGGCATCCAAAATTTTGACTTAACTTGATTAACCATTTTACTTTGGTTCATATCAACCAATTGTACTTGAGAAGAACTACTTGTATCATCAAAGAAGGATAATATTGTATTCATTTCTCTGGTTGGATACCTTTCATGTACTTCTAACCATTTCTGATATAAGGTGTATTCACGTACATCCATTTTAGATGCATATGATAAATCACTAATCAATTTTGTTTTAACTTCTTCGGTATCAATGTGAGTAAAGCGTTCTGGTTCATTTTGAATTTGCCATAGACGCCATTGTTCATCAACAGGAGGTATTTCTTTTTTAGTTGCCATTAACTTGTTGTTTTGCTAGTTGTGCCATAACTTTAGGATTAAAATACTTTCGGCGAATCTTATTAAGCTTCTTCAAAGCAAACTGAAATGCCAAAGGTTTTACACGACTAGTATACACTATCCCGTTCATATGGTCAAGCTCATGGAGAAAACATCTTGCACTTATGCCATCGAAAGTTGCTTCTCTTTTCTCACCTGTGAAATCCTGGTATTCCACCTTAATCTTTTTCGGTCTGGTAACTCTCAACATCAATAATGGGAAAGTTAGGCAACCTTCTTCCATGTGTGTTTCACCTTCCAGTTCAATTATTTTTGGATTGTAACAGGCAATAAAATCATCATTAGCTCCCATCACAAATACACGGTGTTCAAATCCACATTGATTGGCGGATAAACCTAGACCATTTTGTGATTTGCAGGTTTCAACAAGTGAGGAAGCAAAGTCATTCGGATTAATTGATGCATTATCAAAATCAAATTCTGGTAAAACTTTATGTAGAGCTGGATGTGAACCATCAACCAAATCAAATGTTTCAATTTCTATTTCTACTGGTTTTGGAATCTTTGCTCTATCTTTGGTGTCATATAAAACAATATCGTCTGTTTGTGTACTCATTTTGCAATCCTTGAAAAGTTTCCTTTTTTCTCAAACTTAATGACCGAACGGAACTTATCGAACAGTTGGTCTCCTTTGTGGGAAATAACAAACACATTTGTGTCTGTTCCCATTTCATGTATCAACTTTAGAAATTCTTCTGTGCCTACTGTATCAAGGCTAGAATCGAACACCTCATCTAGTATCAACAAATTAGTATTGGTACTATTCTTTAGTTTGGCAATCTGACGCCAAGTAAACAATAAGGCCAAGTCAATACGCATTTTCTCACCTTCGGAGAAATTGGCATAAGAGAATTCATCACGGTGCCTACTCTTAATTGTTTCTTCAAAGTTTTCATTAATGTTGAAGTTAACAAAGAAGTCCATTGCAGACAAGTACTTGTTAATCAACTTATTCATAATTGGTAAGTATTGTTTAATGATCCGTGTCTTAATGCCACCATCTTTCAATAAACTACCTGCAAATTCATGGTAATGTTTTTCTATCAAAACATTTTCATAGTTTGCCTTATACTCATTCAATGCAACATTTAACTCAATTAACTTCTGGTCACCACCTTCTGTACCAGTCTGTTTATTGGTCAACTCATCTATCTCATTGTTTAATTTGGTGATGTAATTGCTTATTGCCGATATAGTAGAAGTGTGTTTAATAATTTCACCACTGTGTTCACTAATGTGTGTAATGATATCCGTAATAGATTTCATTTCAGTAGTTACTTTGTTTAACTCCTGCTCAATCTCAACCAAGCCAGTTTTTTGTGTGGTAATTTTTTGTGATTTTTCTTGTACCTGAGAATTTTTCCACTCAGGTGTAATTGATTGTTTACATGTTGGACAATCGTGGTTGGTTTCATAAAAGTCAATCTCTTTTTGATTTCGGTCAATATTAGTTTGTACTTTACCTTTGATTTGAAATAAACCTTTGGATTTTTTATCCAGTTTCTCTTTCTTATCACCAACCTTATTTTGTAGTACTGCAATATGTTTATTAATCAATTGAATATCATTTTGCAATTTGCTCATTTGCATCTTTGATTTTCCAATTTCTTCCCGTTTGCGGTTGATATCCGCATCATGGTTCTTTTTGTGTTCTTCAATGTTTTGTTTTTGTAAAGTTATCTTTTCTTCCGTAAGAGAAATGGCATACTTAGATTTACTTAAATCATCTTTAATGGCCGAATTCTTCTCTTTGATAACATTGTTCATTGAAGAAAAGATTTGAATATCTAATAGGTCTTCAATGATTGCTCTGCGATCTGATGCTGATAACTGCATGAATGGAACAAAGGATGCTGAACCAAGAATGACAACCTGCGTAAAAGACTTGTAATTTAATTTGAGAATATTATTCTCTAGTATCTCTTGATAGTCTTTTGCAGCTGCATCTTGGTTCAGCAATACATCATTCAGATAGATTTCAAATACGTTTGGTTTAATACCACGAATGACCTTGTATTTCTTTTGGCCAATATTAAAATGTACTTCAATAACAGCTTCTTTATTGTTAACGGAATTTAATAACTGTGGTTTGTTGATTTTACGAAAAGGTTTACCAAACAATCCAAAGCACAATGCATCCAAAATTGTGGATTTACCTGCACCATTGTGGCCAATAATCAATGTATTATTAGACTTGGTAAAATCAATCTCAGTAAAATGAGCTCCAGTGGAAAGTAAATTCTTCCACTTAATCTTTTGGAATAAAATCATGCTTGTTCAGTATTCAATGCCTCTACGTAGAGTTCTTTCAATAATGTTTTTAACCGGTCGTTGTCAATACTTTCTTCTGTAATGCCATCAACATACTTGTTTAATATGGTAAGTGTGTCTTCCGCTTCATCAACCACTTCATCACCATCTTCCAATTCTGTAAAATCTTCAGCAATTGTAATGTCTGCTGGGTTCACATTATACAGGTTATTCATGAACTTGTCAAACAAATACGGATTGGTTTTGTTTATTACAACCACTTTGACATAGGTATTTGTATATGGTTTGAAATCCATACCATCAAGTTCTTTAATGGTATTCACTTTGTCATCGTACATAATACGATGGAACATCTTGTTTGGATTCTCTATGAATTCAAGTTGGTGAGTATCCAAATCAAACAAATGAAAACCCCGAGGGTCATTATAATCTTGCCAAGTAAGTTCGTACGGATTTCCCAAATAGTAGATATCATCACTAGAAGATTTGTGATGGTAATGACCACTAAAAGTGTGACTAAACTTCCTAAAAATTCCACGGTCTAACCCTCCTTCAGATGGCATGCCACGATACATGGCAAAGCCTGCAATTTCAAAATGACCCATACAAAACTTTGCATCGGTGCCCTTTAATGTCTGTAAAGAATCTTCGTGATTCTCTGGACAAATCCACGGCATCATACAAATTTTATGGGGACCAACATAAATTTCGGATGGATGGTCAATAACATTTAATGTGATGCCATATTCACCAAGAAGTAAATCTGATGAATTAACATCATTGGTGTTCTTAAAGTATGTGTCGTGGTTACCGGCCAGCATATGCACCTGTATACCCATCTCAGACAATGGATCAAAAAACATTTCTTTGGTGCGTTTCAATGAAAAGAAATTGATGTACTTTCTACGATCAAAGGTATCACCAAGTATCAATAGTGTTTCAATCTTTTCCTTTATCAAGGTTGGAAAGAAAGTTTCTTTATAAAACTTCTCATAGAAATCTAAAAAAAGTGTTGAATCATTCCTTGCACCGAAATGTTGGTCAGTTATTATTGCTACTCTCATTTGC